AGATTTGATAAGAACGATACCAGACATGATATTTGATGAGAGAAAACCAGAGGATTTAGATACAACGCTTGAGGACCATGCACTTGATGCACTTAGATATGCATTAACTCACGTGCAGACTCCTACTAAGATACAGGCTAAGTCTAAAGACCAATTGGATTACGAAAAATTAATAAATCCTGACCCAGAGGGTTGGAACTATAATTGGAGCTAATATGCCAAAACTAGATGGAAAAAGCTATAAGTATGATACAAAAGGTATGAAGGCTTATATAAAGGCTTTAAGGAAAAAAAGAAAAAAGTCTAAAAAAGATATTTACGATGGCGTGAATGGTGTTGACAGTAACCCAGCAAATACTGGAGCATAAATGAAATATCCAGAGGTTAATATGGAGGATTACTCCAGTAATGATGAGCTTACAGTAAATAAGCTTGAAAAGATGTTTCAGTCTTGCAAGGAAGCTCGTAAGGGGCGTGTTCCTCGCTGGAGGAGAAATGAAGAGCTTTATAATGGTGAGATGCTTAAGCCTTTTAACTTACCTAAATATAAGACCAGAATTGAGCCAAATATAATCCACTCTGTTATTGAGACAATGTATTCAATCTTAACGGACAGAAATCCAAAGGTTGATATAATGCCTAAAACAGAGGAGCAAATCCAGCCAGCACGTAATGCTCAGGAGGCTGTTGAGTTTATACTGGAGACTGCTAAGTTTGGCCGAGCTGTTGCTATGATGAAACGTGATGGTTTGATTTACGGAAACGGATTCATTAAGTTTAGTATGCAAGAAGATGAATTAAGTGTAACGGTTCCAGATATCTATACTGTATTTATTGACCCATTAGCTACTAATCTACAGGATGCTAAATGCATTGTGTTTGCAACACCGGCATATGTAGAAGATATTAAAGAGAATTTCGGGAAGACTGTACAGCCTGAAGGTAAGATGAATGAGTATCGTTCCTTTATTAAAAACGATGAGAAGTACGCAACTAAGTCTGTGAATTTACAGGAGTTAGAGACACAGTCACCCCTAGATAGACCAGAGGTATCTGATTATCGTGGCGGTCAAGCTCTACTTAAGGAATCTTTCTATAAAACTGACAATGGGTGGCGATTAGCTACATGGGCAGGTAAAACTCTTTTACAGGATACCGAGAGCCCATTTAACTTCCTTCCTGTTGTTATGTTCCAAAATTATCAAAATGCCCATACTATTTGGGGCAAAGGTGAGCCAGAGGTTATTGAGAGTCTCGTGGTAGGTAGCTCAATCGCTCTATCTCAAGGAATGGATAATTTAATTTATCACGGAAACCCAGCTATAGTGATGTCAAAGTCTCTTGCTAAAACGCAGGGGAATAGACCTTCAGATAAGCCGGGTCAGGTGTTTTATGTAAATGGTCCACATGAGCGTATTGAAAGAATGTCAGCGGGCAATATCTCTGCATCTACGCTACCAATGGCTCAAAGTATGATACAGTTAGCTGATACGGTGTCTGGTGTGCACGATATCACACAAGGTAGAAACCCATCTGGAGTGACGGCTTCCAGAGCCATTCAGCAACTGCAAGAGGCATCCCAGCAAGTTATTCGTGCTAAGGAGCGTGAGGTTGGAACTGACGCTATTATAGATGCCTATAAAATTACATTGCAAATGCTTTCATACAACTTCTCTAAAGTAATATCTATTCGTAGATATGCTGAGGATGGTTCTGGCTATGAGTTTAATCACATAGCCCCGTATGATATTGACCCCGATATGGACTTTAGATATATTCCGGGTTCATCTCTTCCAGAATCAAGAGCTTCGAGATTTGACCAAGCCATTGATTTAATCCAAATGGGATTAATTGACCAAGAGCAGTTCTGGAGATGGACACAAAAGGATATTTCAAAAGAGATACTAGAGGGGCTAATACAGCAGAAACAAGCCCAAATGGCACAAATGCAACAAGAAATGGATATTATGCAAAACTCAACTGATGAGGATGAAATAATGGATGCTATCCTAAGACAACGTGAAGGGAGTGGAATTGGTCAAGAAACAGACGCAAATGCCCAAAACCCTAAGACAATGGTGTAACAAAAATGGTTACCCCGGTGTAACTGAGGAATGTATCCTCTCGGCCTTTAATTCAGATGAACCAAAGGTCCAACAACTAGCTAAGAAAGAAAAACTAAAGGGAATTATTCATGGCACAAGACAAGAAGAGTAAATCACAAGCAATAAAGAGTATTGCAACTAAAGGTATGGCTGGCCCATTGAGTCATAATATCAGCAAGTATATGGAATTTGCTGATTTTGCTGAAAAGTCATTTGAAGCCAAAAAAACTGTCACAAAGGACTTAAAAAATCCAAAAGGACTAACTATTGGAACTGAAAATATATCAAAGTCAAAAGCTAAAAGTGCAAGTGAATGGGCTGAGCATCTATATGATACAGGCACTAAAGCAGGAACACCTTTTCATTTTGATGGGAAGATTTATACTGTCACCGCTCCTAAAAAAATGCCAACATTTAAAGAATGGTATAAGAGTAATAAGAAGAGCTATGCCAGTGAGAAAGAGGCTAATAAGGCTTATACGACTTTAGAAAAATCAAACGCTCCAAAGGCTTCACATAAGAAAGTATAATTATGGCAAAGGAAGATAAGAAAAAAAGCTCTCGAAGTAAAGCTATGCGTAATATTGCAAAGTCGGGTATGATGGGGCCAGCCTCTAAGCATCTGAAATATGGTGACTTTATGGAGAAGGATATTCATACAGGGCCGATAAGTTACAGGGGTCAAACCTTTAATGACGAGATTGTGGATGGAGATTTTTCTACCTCTATAGATAATTACTCTAGAAATGTCGCCTCAAAGGGAGGAAAAAAGGGATTTGTGTTTCAAAATAGGCTATACGCTTTTAATATGGACCATACATTCCCTGCTTATACTGCGGTTGCTAGTAGATAAAATTTAAATAAACGCTTTAATGACCAATCAGGAGGATGTCAAATGAATAAAGCATATAATAACGTAGAGATTACGCCAGATGAAATGGCTAGTCTCACAACACCCGATGAGACCACAGCGTCAGAAGCATCGGTTGATGAGTCCACTGAGGCTCAACCAACAGAAACAGAGGAAACTTCTCCGGAAGTAATTGAGACTGTATCTGAATCGCATGGAATTGAGATAGATGGTGAGAACTATGATGTTGACACTATCAAGGAATGGATGTCTGATTCTCAGAATAAATCTGAGTGGTCAAAGACAAACACCCAGAAAGCTCAGGACCTAGCGAAGTGGAATAAGTTAGTTGAGAAAATCAATGAAGACGATGAATTTCGTGAGCATGTAAAGGATTATTTCTTTGATGATGCCTCTCAAGCTGATAAATTGGGTTTAAACGGCAAATTCCCTGAATTAGGAGCTGATGCTCCTGATGAAGAATTGTCGCCAGTAGAACAGCGTTTAGAGACATTAGAAGGAATTGAGTCTGAACGTGTTTTAGAATCTCGTGTTGATACTCTCGATTCGCAACTAACTTCACTTGAAGAGGCAAACCCCTCAATTCTTAATAATGAGGGAACCCAAGCATTCTTGCAATTCACGGAAGATAACGCTGAGCGTTTTACCGTTAATGGCTTACCGAATCTTGAATTAGCCTTTAAGGAGTGGTCGTTTGATGCGATGCAGGACCAGCTTACCCACTTTAAAAAGTTGGCTGAGAATAAGTCTCGCAATGACGGGAAAATTATAGGCACATCTGAATTGGGTGCTAAGGAGAGTAAATCTCCTAAGAAGTATTCAACTTTCAAGGAAATGTCTATTAATGACCCTGATATTGCGAAGTACTTTAATGAATAGGCTCGGAATAATCCGAGAGAAAGGATAAAGTAAAATGGCTTTATCTACAACTGTCTCCGCATTGACGAGAGACAAATTCATGCCTGTTCTTGTGGATAACATTTTTAACTCCAATGTTTTATGCTTTAAGCTTCTTAAGAATGCTGAAATGTTAGACGGTGGTGCAAAAATTGTAACTCCTATAGAATATGCACAAAATGGGAACTCGGGTTGGGTTAAACCTAATGCGGGAACTCTTACAGGTGGTGGTGATTTAGCTAACGCTATGACCGAAGTTGCTAAGAAAGCTGAATGGGATTGGGCTACAGCCTATAATTCTATTAACATCTCTGGTGAAGAAAAGTTTGTTAACGCAGGCTCATCACAGGTGCTGTCAGTTTTAAAAGCTCGAATGGCTAACGCTGAAAAAACTATCAAAGACCTTTTTGGTACTGGTATGTTTGCAACCGCTCAGGTAGCAGAGGGATTAGTATCCTTGAATGGTAGAGGGACATATGATGGTGCTTCAAATGTGGCGGCCACCATCTTGGCACATGACAATGGTAACGGTTTAATCCATGATATGACTGGGTTATCTGGTACAATTACATACTTGCCAGAGGGTGCTGTTGCTAATACTATAATCGGATATGACCGTTCTTTAGGTGGTATTGACTCTGGAACTCCCGGAACCAATGACTTCTGGAACTCTAATCTCGGTACATTCGAGTGGGCTATAGGTACCGTTGGTGGTGTTTCTGGAGCTACTGCTCTTGCCATGGATGGTAGTAACGATACTGGTGCTATTTCATTTGATGCCTTTACCTCGACTACCAATGGTGTATCTCAAGGTGTAAGGGTTATGACTCAGATGTATGGTGCATGTACCGTTGATAGCGACCAGCCTGATTTAATCGTAACTACTCAAGTTATCTATGATGCTTATGAATCTTCATTGCAAGGTAATAAGCGTTTTGACGGTGATGCCGTTTTAGGTGATGCTGGGTTCCAAAGCTTACGATTTAAGGGTGCATCAGTTGTTGTTGATTCACATTGTCCAGACGGACAAATGTATTTCTTAAATACTAAGTATCTAGATTACAAGGTTCATAGTAAGAGAAACTTTGCCTTTGAGGATTTCAAAGCAATGGAGTCAATCGATGCTATGCAAGCTCGCATTTTCTGGATGGGTCAGTTAGTTTGTACTAACCCACGTATGCAAGGAATGTTAGTAGGTGGTCCAACAGGCTACTAAGCTGTAAGTTAAACTTTTAAGGGGGCTCTTCGGAGCTCCCTTATTGGGAAAAGGAAAAATAATGACCGGCAACGAAATGATTACCAGTATGGGACTCCGAATGGAGGACCCAGCTCAAACTGTTTTTACTCAAGCAACTGTTTTAGACGCTTTAAATATTGCCCAAAAAACTGTAGTTAATTTAATAGATAATAGATACTTACAGGAACTGGAGACTATCGCAAATAATAAAACAGCAGGTGCTGGTGCCCGATGGAGCACATGTACCTATGCGACTGCATTTGGGTCAGCTCTCCCTGTCCGAAATGGGATTACAGGGGTATTTGATGAAACCAATGATAAATGGTGTACCTTAATTGAGCATAAGGATATAAAGGACCTTGAAAATACATATCTAAGTGGAACAGCAACAAATCCAGTTGCATTCTCTTTTGATGAAACAATTTATGTACAGCCGACTTCATGCGTTTTAATTGACGTATGGTATATAAAGGCTCCA